ACAACCGCCGCACGGGTGTGTTGGATGTGGTGGAGGCTCTGATTAAGAAACGCCTGCCGGACAAGATTATTTCCGACATTATCGAACTGCAACGGCGGTACCGCTGTGTGTTGTGGGGCATTGAGACGGTGCAGTTTCAGGAGTTTTTAAAGACTGAGCTGGTCAAACGCGGAGCGGCTGCCGGTATCCCGATTCCGGCACGCGGTATCAAGCCGAGTGCGGACAAGTTGCTCCGTATTGAAAGCCTGCAGCCGTATATGCAAAACGGTCAAATCCGTTTGCACGCCAGTCAAAGCACACTGATTGACCAATTCCGCCATTTTCCGATGGCAGACCATGACGACGGCCCTGATGCCGTGCATATGCTGTGGGGCTTGGTTCAAAGCAGCGCGACTGTCGGCGGCTATATTGCCGTGCCTAGAGAGCACGGTTTGTCCGGACGGATGGGGAGCGGCGCATGGTAAAACTGACACGGGATACAGCCTGCTAAGGAGTGGCACGGCTGAAAATGGGGCAAGTTTAACTTGCCCTTTTTTACGTCATGAAAAACCTACTCCGTGCGTTGTTTAGTAAAGCCGCACCTAAAACGCCCGATAAACAATCCCAAACGGCGGATATCGTTAAAAACCGCACTACCCATGAGCATCCGAGCAAAGGGCTGACTCCGCAGTCGCTCCATCGGATTTTGGAAGATGCGGAAAACGGCGATATTCAGGCGCAGTCCGAACTCTTTGTCGATATTGAGGAGAAGGACGGCCATATCTTTTCGGAGATGAGTAAACGCAAGCGCGCGGTAATCGGCTTGGATTGGAATATTGTTCCGCCTCCGAACAGCAGCGAAGCGGAACGGAAGCTGGCCGAAGAGGTTGATGGCTGGCTCAATCAGATGACCGATTTAGAGGATATGATGTTTGACCTTTTGGACGCGGTCGGACACGGCTTCTCCTGCGTGGAAATCGAATGGGAAAACCTTGGTTCGTTATGGTTGCCCAAGGCATTCCATCATCGTCCGCAGGCTTGGTTTAAGGTCAATGCAATGGATGAGGTGTTATTGCGCAAAGACGGCAGCCCAGATGGCGAAAAGCTGTGGGATTTAGGCTGGATTGTCCATAAGCACCGCAGCCGTTCGGGTATTTTGGCAAGAAGCGGTTTGATGCGCACGCTGGTGTGGCCTTATTTGTTCAAGAATTACTCGGTGCGTGATTTGGCCGAGTTTTTGGAGATTTACGGCCTGCCGACCCGAATCGGTAAATATGCCTCCGGTGCGGACGACAAAGATAAGCTCACCCTTTTGAATGCGGTGCGCGAAATCGGCCATAACGCGGCGGGGATTATTCCTGAAACCATGCAGATTGAGCTGCTCAACGCGGCCAATGGCAGTGCGGATCCATTTCAGGCAATGATTGATTGGGCGGATAAAACGTCTTCAAAAGCGATTTTAGGCGGCACGCTGACCAGCCAGGCTGACGGCAAGACTGCTACCAATGCGCTGGGGCAAATCCATAACGATGTGCGCCATGATTTGCTGGTGTCCGATGCCAAACAACTGGCCGGCACATTGACGCGCCAATTGATCCTGCCATTGTTGCAGCTCAATAAAGGCAATGTCGATGTTTCACGTCTGCCGCGCTTTGTGTTCGATACGCAATTGCCTGAAGATTTGACGGTGTACTCCGACTCTTTGCCTAAATTGGTGAAAATCGGCATGAAGATTCCGTTGTCGTGGGCGCAGGAAAAATTAGCCATTCCTTTGGCTTCCGAAGACGAGCCGGTATTGGCTTTTCAAACCGACGTTAAAACGGATTTAAAAAACGCTTCTCTAAGCTACCGCCGTGTGGCTTTGAGTAAAACTGGCGAGATTGTCGGCGCGGCGCAGGCGGATTTGGATAATGCGGACTTGAGCAAAGTGGCCTTGCCAGAAATGATTGAGCCGTTTTTACGCGGCTTAGGCCAGGCTTTGGCCGAGGGTGATAGTTATGAGGATGTGCAGGAGCGTTTACTGCGCGTTTATCCCGACCTGACTGCCGAGCAATTTCAGACGGCCTTGGCGCGTGTGGTTTTTGTGTCGGACTTATGGGGACGGATGAATGGCTGATTTGAGCTACGCATTCGGCCTTGAGCCTGAACAGGCCGTCAAGTATTTTGAGGGGCTGGGCTTTAATGTGCCGTCCGATTGGAAAGTAACGTGGAACGAAGCACAGGCTAAGGCACGGGCGATTGAGGGCATTCACAAGCAGGATATTGTCGCGCAAATCCACGGTGCTTTGTATGAAAGCCTGAAAAACGGTACGTCATTTGAGAAATTCCGTGATGATGTGGCAGGCCGTCTGAAACAGCATGATTGGCAGCTGCTGAAAGATGGCGACATCGTGCATATAAACACCGGCGAGGTGGACGGTAAAGGCATTACTGTACACCGCTTGGAAACTATTTTCCGTACGCAAATGCAGTCGGCCTATATGGCCGGGCATTGGCAGGCTCTTGAAGATGGTCGGGACTCTGCGCCCTGGTTGCAGTATTCGGCCATTCTTGACAGCCGTACCCGGCAGAGCCACGCTGCGGCGCATGGCGCGGTGTATCACATCGACGACCCGTTTTGGGATTACTTCTATCCTCCCAACGGCTTCAACTGCCGCTGTACCGTACGGGCGTTTTCAGACCGTGACTTGAAGCGGCGCAATCTGTTGCCGCAAAAGGCACAACTGGAAGATACGGAAGTGGTAGTCAACCGCAAGGGCGATACTCGCCCAGCCAAGGCGGTGAAGCTGGCCGACGGCAGCCGCTTTTATACTGATGCAGGTTTTCAGAACAATGTGGGTAAAAGCCATTTGGCCAACTTGGGGCAGTTGCAGATGCAGCGTGCGGTGGATTTACCGCCGAAGCTGGCAAGTGTGGCGATTCAGGAAGCTTTAAAAGAGCCAAAATGGAGGGCAGCCATATCTAAACAAGCATCGGAAATGGTTGATCGGGTAAATATGGAGAAATTTGCCAGGGGCGAAATGCTGTATATCGGAGCGTTGACTCCGTCGGTATTGGAAGCTCTGGCCGCAAAGAATGTCTATCCGCAATCGGCTGTGATCGCGATGAGTGATGAGCGAATATTACACGCGCTGCGGAACAGTAAAAATAAACCGTTGCCTTTGGCATTTTGGAAAGACCTGCCAGAACAGCTGCAAGATCCGGAGGCGATACTCATTGGCACGGCAGGCCGCAATGCCGATGGCCAGCAGTTTCTGTTGTTTGTGTATCCGGGAGTGAATAACAAAGGGAAATTGGTTGTGACTGTGGATTATCAGGCTAAGGCAAGAAATCCCTATACCGGTAAAAAAGAAGCGGTTGCCGTCAATATGGTTAATACAGGAAATTATGCTGAAGATGGGGATATTTATAAAAATGACAGATATGAATTAATCTGGAAGAAATAACCAAGTTGGCGGCTTTGCCTGATTCGAACAGGATAAAACAGTGGATAAACCACCGAGACCATTCCAGTTGGCGACCCGCCGACAACTTGGTATAAAGGATAATATACTGATGATTGAGATAAAAATCAACACAGACACGTTGCAAAACAGCTTAAACGCCATTGCGCAACGTACAAGCAATACCCAGCCATTGATGACGCAGCTTGCCCGCATCATGCGCAACGCTGTGCTGGACAACTTCGAGGCAGGCGGCCGCCCCGCGTGGGCTCCGCGCAAGTATCCGTCCGCGCGTGAGGGATCGGGGCTGTTGCAGGCCAGTGGGCGTTTGCGCAATTCGATTACGCAGAACAGTACGGCCACGGAAGCCGTGGTCGGTACCAATGTGGAATATGCGGCCATTCATCACTTCGGCGGACAAACTGCACCGCATACGATATTGCCGAAAAACGGCAAAGCCTTAAAATTCGGCGGACGGTTTGCCAAACGCGTCAATCACCCCGGCAGTAAGATTCCTGCACGTCCGTTTATGGTTCTTCAACCTGACGACGAACAGGCTTTAGTCGATGCGGTAAATGATTACTTGGATGCCGCTCTTGGCAATTAAAACAAAAGCCGTCTGAAATTGCACACAGACGGCTTTTATACACCTTTCCCTTATCTACCCTTTCCCGAAATGTTTAAATCAATCTGTGAGGGGCTTAAAAGGCTTCTGAAACGGTTTTAAACATACTCTCTTTCTCATTCTCCGATATTTCTCATTTTCGTTCCTTACTGACAGTGATTCAGCCTCTTGCGCCGGCTTAATGGCGCATGATTCGGCAATGGATACAAAAACCTTTCTTGCCGCCTTATCTGCCGCCAAAGTCGGAGGTACGGACGGCCTAATCAAAATCGTACCCAAAGGTCAATTTGCACCAGTCGACGGGCGCACCGATACGGGCGTGGCGCACTGGACGATGACTGCCTCTTTGGCGCAGCAAATCATTGCCGCCTTTGATGCCGGACAAACAGACCTTGTTGTGGACTACGAACACGCCACGCTTAAAGCCGCAGAAACCGGACAGCAAAATCCTGCTGCCGGTTGGATCAGCAAATATGTGTGGGATGACGATCGCGGTCTGATGGGCGAAGTGAAATGGACACAGCGCGCAAAAGACATGATAGACAGCGGCGAATACCGCTATCTGTCGCCGGTACTCGAATACGACACATTGGGCAATGTGCGCGGGCTGCACAGTGTGGCGTTGACCAATTCGCCTGCGCTGGACGGCATGGCTCTGGCTGCATTGAGCCGCCAAAACTCTATCAACCCCAAACAGGAAACAAGTATGAACAAGGAAGCTTTAATCAAGCTCTTGGGCTTGGCGGCAGATGCCGACGATAAAGCCATTGAAGCGGCTTTGGCCGAAGCACAAGAAAAGCTAGGCGGTAAAACGCTGGCCGAGGCACTGGCCGAACACAAAGACGAACCGCAAGGCGGCGAAGGCGGCAAAGGCGATGCGGGCAAGCCCGAAGACAATCCGCAAGGCGGTAATGCCGCAGACAACGAAGTTGCCGAACTGAAAGCCCAAGTGGCTGCGTTGAGTAAGAAAGTGATTGCAATGGAAGTGGGCGGCACTTCAGACGGCCTGATCCGTGCAGCACTCTCAGACGGCCGCCTGCTGCCACACCAAGAAGCATCGGCACGCCAATTGGCTGCTAAAGACCCAGAGGCATTTAAGAATCTGATGGAAGGCAGTTTGAAGTTGGCCGCGTTGAGTAAAACGCAAACCGGCGGCAAAGGCGCGGAAGGCGGTGAGCCTGCGTTGACTCCGGAAGAAATCGAAGTAGCCAAGCAATTGGGTATTTCGGCCGAAGATTATCAAAAAGCCAAATAAGGCTTTAAACAAGGATTAAACCATGATTATCACTCCAGATACCCTGAAGGCACTGTTTACCGGTTTTAAGAAAAACTTCCAAGACGGCTTGCAAATGGCGGACAGCCAATACAAGGAAATTGCCACTGTTATCCCGTCCTCTACTGCTTCCAATACTTACGGCTGGCTCGGTCAATGGCCTGCCTTCCGCGAATGGGTGGGCGACCGCGTATTCCAAGATATGAAGGCGCACGGCTATGCCATCACCAACAAGCATTTTGAAAGTTCGGTCAAGGTCAACCGCAACGACATCGAAGACGACAATGTCGGCATTTACGCGCCGATGATGACCGAAATGGGCCGTGCTTCCGCCGTTCATCCTGACGAATTGGTATTCGCCCTGCTGAAAAACGCGCACGCTACGTTGTGTTATGACGGTCAGAACTTCTTCGACAACGACCACCCGGTATATGAAAAAGTCGATGGCACCGGCCAATCCACCACTGTATCCAATATTTTCGCCGGTACCGAAACCGCTTGGTATTTGCTGGATACATCACGCGCCCTGAAACCTCTGATTTATCAGGAACGCAAACCTAAACAGTTCACTGCCATGACTGCCGCTACCGACGAAGGCGTGTTCATGCGCAACGAATACCGCTACGGCGTGGACGGCCGTTGTAATGTTGGTTTGGGCTTCTGGCAAATGGCGGCTAAGTCGCAAGAAGAACTGGATGCTACCGGTTTCGAGAAAGCCTACAACGCAATGGTCAGCCTGAAAGGCGACGGCGGCCGACCGCTGGGCATCCGCCCCAATGTGCTGCTGGTTCCTCCTTCTTTGGAAAACGCCGCCAAAAAATTGGTGGAAGGCGACCGCCTGGATTCTGGTGCGTACAACCCGAACAAAGGCAAATGCAAGGTAATCGTATCTCCTTGGTTGCTGTAACCCTTTAGATAGGCGGGCTTTGCCCGCCGAAAGGATAAAAAATGGCGAAAGTAAAAAACGAAGATGAAAAAACCGAGCAAACGGTTGGCGCAACTGTGGATGTAAATCCCGAAGATGTTAAGTTGCAGGCTTTTCTTGAGGCTGAAGTCGAAAAATTGAACGCCGAGCTTGAAGCGGCGCGTGTGCGTATCGCCGAATTGGAAGCTCAATTGGAACAGGCCGCAAGCCCTGCCGTTGAAGCGGCAGAAGCGCAAGAGCGCTATCAGGCAGGCGGTGAAGCGGCGGCCGATGCCGAAGTGGTTGCCATCAAATCCAAACATGGCCATGCGTTTTGGCGCAGCGGGTATCACGTTCAGCCGCACTTTACTTTTGTGAAACGTGCCGATTTTGAGCCCGAAGCGTGGGAGCGCCTGCTGGCTGAGCCGATGGCTGTTGTTTGTGAAGCCTTGCCCGTGGAGCAGGATTAATGGCTTACGCAACAGTTGCCGATTTGGTGGCGCGTTATACCGAGCCGACGATTGCAGGTCTGACCGACCTGACGCGCTTGGGTAGTGTAAACGCCGAAATTGCGCAACAAGGTTTGGATGATGCCTCCGCCGAAATCGACGGCTATCTGGCCTCACGTTATGAATTGCCGTTGCCTGCCCCTGTGCGTCTGTTGAGCCTTTATTGCTGCGACATTGCCGTTTACCGTTTGGCAACGGGCAAGCGCCAACTGACGGAAGATATGGTGCACCGATATGAGGCGGCGGTTGCGTATCTCAAATTGGTGGCATCAGGCAAGGCTGGTTTGGGTGTGGCTGAAAATGCCGATCCCAAGCCGACCGTGCAAGGTGATGCGGTAATGTTTGCCGCCAAGGAAAAGGTGTTCGGCCGTGATAGCGTCTATTGAACAAGCCATCAAACAGCGTCTTTCAGACGGCCTTGGCCAAATGGTCAGCGGTGTGCATACCTACGGTGGCGAATTTGACGGCGAAGGCTTGGCTCAAGTGGTTAGCCAGTTCCCCGCCGTTTGGATCATGTTTGCCGGCATCACCAACAGCGAGCCCCATGATACGCGCCGTACACGCTACCAAGTCACTGGCCACTTTACTGTCTTAGTCGGCGACCGTGCCAGCGGCAGCGAGGCAGACAGCCGCTTTGGCAGTTTGCACCGGAATGATGTCGGTACTTACCGGCTGATGCAGGCCGTGCGCCTGTTGCTGATCAATCAGACTATGGGGTTGTGTATAGGCCGTCTGAAGCCTGGCAAAGCAAAAAGCCTGTTTTCAAAACAAATGGAGTTGGACGCAATCAGCGTATTCGCGCTGGATTTTGAAACGCATTGGTTTGAAGACGCACTGCAAGACGGCGATTGGCCACGGCCTACGGTTTCAGACGGGCAACAGGCGCAAGTATATGCCGACGTATCCGTATACCAAGGCCGTACCGACCCGGAACATCCCGACTTTAAAGGCGCAAACCTTGAGCTGCGTATCCCGCCTAAAAAACCA